TGTTTCTTTCTTACTATGGAGTTTTGTACTCTAACAATTTCGTTAAGAACTTTGATGATGGAGTTTCTATCTTCTGCAATCACACCCACTATCCACTCAACCCCATTTATTCGGAGGGTCTCACCCAATTCTCTATTGAACTTTGATTCAAAGTACTGAACCCCAACCACTTTCTCACCACTCATTCTTACCAATCCTAGTTTCATATCTCTTATCGTTTTATTACATAGTAAAGATAATACATTCTGCTATAAAAGTCAAGTCTTTTTTGAATTATTTTTTAAATTTATAATGGTTCTAAATAAGACATAAAAAAAGAGGGTAGAAAATCTACCCCCTTTTAAAAATCACTATTTAAAGTTTAAACAATTCAAAAATTAGTACTCAAGAATTGCGTAATCATAGCTTAAAGTTAATTCGATTGATAATGGGTCATTTGAAGCCCAATCTAATTCACCAAAGTTTGCTGAAGTAATAAATGCTCCTTTTAGAGTCCATTGTTCTACTTTATCACCTACTGGTCCTAATAGATAGAAAGTGATATCTTTCTTATAGAAAGCTGCGTATCCATCTCTACCAGTCAATGATTCATGTGATGTTCTAACCCACTCCATAACTTGCTGTGCACCTGATGGTACAATTGGGTCATAAAGAGTGATGTTTACATCATCCCAAGTAGATTTACCCTTAATCTTTCTTTTTACGTTGATATGGTCTAATTCAACTACTTCCGAAGTGAAAGTTGGTCTACTAGCCGTTTTTATCATATAGGATTCTATACCGTCGATTTCCATTATAAATCTGTTACCTAACTTTGGTTCAAAGTTGGTATAGAATATTTTATCAAACTCTAATACTTCTGGCATCTTATTTTAATTTAATTTGTTTTTCTTTATATAAATATCTACTTTTTAAATTATCCACCAAAACTTGCACCAGTTGGTAAGATGTTGAAATCAATTTGAATGAATTCAGCTGTCTTAGTTGGTTGTAAGAAAATAGCGCCTTTCATAATGTTTCTATCAACTACATCTGGTGTGTTGTTAGTTTCATCCATTACTACTCTGAAAGCGTATAAACCTTGTCTTTGTTGGATTGATTCTAAATAAGGATTAACGATATTTAAGAATCTATTTCTAGTCGTTGATGTATTTTGTTCAAAAACTAAATACTTAGAAGTTGAAGCGATATACTTTCTAACAGTCAATAATAATCTTCTTACATTGATTCTATCTAATGCTGAAGGTTTATCTTGTAATGTTTTTTGTCCCCATACTACAATACCTTGTCCTGGAAACTGGCAGATTGGGTTTACTTTACCTTCGTATAATGTATCTCTTTCAGATTGTGTTAATCTATCTAATACATCTACTGCTCCAATTAAACCACCTCTATTTAAACCTGCTGGTGCGAACCATTCTGCTGCTACTCTATCGTTTGCTGCGAATACGCCAGGTAATAATACTGATGGTGGAACAGTTACTAACTTATTTGTGTTTACATCAATTGTTTTAACCCAAGGATAGTAAGTTGCTGCGTAGTTAGTATCTAACTCACCTGCTTTAGTTACAGTTGATGATAATGAATAATCAGAATCTCCCATTTCAGTAATAAAGAATGCATCTGCTCTTTGCTCAACCATATCAACAACTGCTGTGTGAACATATGAGTGGTCTGCTTTATTTACGCCAGGTAAAACAATCATATTGATATCATATTCATCTGCGTTAGATAAAGCGTTAATATGCTTCATATATGCTACTGAACCTGAAGTTGTAGAAGATGATAAGTTAAATCCTTGTGTATTACCAGCTGAAATATCAGAACCTTTGTAGATTGGAGTTGCTGGATTCATACCATCAAATCCTTCTTGGAATGCTACAACGAATTGTGCTGCTGAAGAACCTACTGGTAGAGAACCACCATTTGCTACATCCAATCCAAATACAGAGTTAGAACCTACACCTGCTCCAGTTGGAATAGGTTTCATATAGATTTTATTATCTACATTACCATCCAAATCTATACCACCAAATTGTGTTGCTGATGCGGTTAGAAATGAAACAACAGGAACATTTGCACCTATTGCAGCAGAAGCTGAAATTGGTAATTTATATGCAGCGTGTCCGAAAGGTACTGCTTGTACAGGTGCTGCAGTATTTAAGTATTGAATTCTAATATATTTTGATTGATTTGCCCAATCGCCTGATGTTGTAATTTTACCAGCACTACTAATTTCTAATTTTCTATCACCGATTACTCTACTAATATAGTTAGGAGAATTAGGGTCTAAATTTACATTTGCGAATGTTTCTATTACACTCTTCTTTTTATTTGTATCACCAAATGCTCTTACAATTACATTGAATGTACCATAATCAGTACCATTTATACTACCAGCTGCTTTAATGTTTGAGATACCTATTTTAATTTTATTGTTTGCTGCGTTACCTGCACCAATTGTTTCAAATTGGAAAAGGTCAAATCTTTCACCACTAATTTGTTGTGATTTAATCATTGGTGTTAATGCTTCTTGTGCATCAAATCCAAAATTTTGGTCATCTAATACAGTTACAGATGCACTTGCATTAGAATCAAAAGTAATAGATGTATTTTTGAAAAATCCATATACATAAGGTTTTTTAGAACCAAATGCAGATGTACCAAATACTGCTTCGATATCATTTGTATCCTGTGGGTCTAAAGATGCTGATAATAAACCAGCGTTAGAACCTGATAATAAGAAATCTCCCTCATCATCTGTATCCATAGTTGTACCTGCAAATCCTGCGTTAGATGCTGATACGCTATTAAAAAGAATACCTACTGATTGTGTTACTGAACCTGATTGTACAGTTAACAACAATGGTGATTCTTCGGAATATCCACCTACACCAGCTACTCTACAAATAGTTGCAGTTCCTGCTTCTCTCAAATAGTTTTGTGCTGCTAATGGTGTATAATATGTTCCATCAGCTTTACCAAACATTGCTTCTAAATCTGCTTGAGAATTTACGATAGTTGGAACTAATGGTCCTTCTAAGAATGGGCCGATGAATGATGCTCCTATTTCTGCTACACCTTGTTGTAAAAATGATAAGTCGTTCTCTTTTGTGAAAACTCCTGGTGATACTAATTTTTCTGCCATTTTATGCTTATTTATTTTTTTTTAATGTCTACTATAAATATAATCTTTTATTTCAAAACAACAAAAATAATTTATTTGTATGTTGGTGAGAAATGAGAATAAATATATCCCATATCCGTTCCACTAAGTTGTGTATTGTAAAATAATGCAGGTCCTAATTGACCATTATAGAAATAAGAATCTTCTACCTGATTACCGCCAATCATTACTTGTGCTGATGTGGTATATGTTAAAGACCCATTAGATACCGTTCCTTTTGTACTATTATCTACATAGAACACATTTGTACCATTTTGTGCCGCAGTGTATCCAATAAAATACCAAACGTTAGTACTCATACTAAAGGTAGTACTATTACCCTGTACGTTAGTCCCATCATGTAAATAATAAGTACCATTATTATTTGAATATAAATACAATGATATTATTCTATTTGCTACACCACTCGTACTTTGTTTTCCAAATAATTGGTAATACCCACTTGATGGATGTGATGTTACTCTAATCCACATACCAATACTATATGCTGAAGTGTTAAATTGTGTACTACCACCACTTATATTTGATGATGTATCTTTGAAAAATAAATCACCACCATCAAATGAATAGTATCTTTCTTTTCTACTACCTCCATTATTATATGATGGGTTACCACCACTTCTACTCATTGGTGATTGTGCAGAAGGTCTAACACCTGTTCCAAATCCTGATAAATCTAACCAGTCATTTGTTGGTGTACCTGTTGATGGTAGTGTATTACCAGGGAAAGATGCTGTTTTGGATGGGTCTAAGTACATTCTTAAACCGGATGCCGGTATTGGTGGTTGTGTAGCTTGTCCTTTGTTATGTGAAATAAATCCGTTTGCTATGTAAACATCCGATTGTTCTACATTCACTGTAACAATTTCCGTATCTTCTTCTATAATTTGAATATTTGTTACTTCTATTTCACTAACACCATTTATATCATCATATTTTACCAATTTATCTCCTGGTAATATATGTTCAACTAATTTAAATTTATATTTTTGAACTTCGTTATCAAATACCCACAATGGATGTGTTCCAGTTGCTTTTATTAAACCATTATTAATTGAGAAATATCCACTTGCAAAGTTAAATACTAAATCAGATACTAATACGTTTTGTGCTTCACCATCATTTTCTTCAAGCATATGAAATCTCCATTCAACCTGCTCACTATTAGAATCTAAATCTTCATCTGGCAAATTTGATGGCACCCATGCTTTAATAGAATCACCAATTACTAAATCTTCAACATTTACTACAGTACCATCTGCCTTTGTTACCTTTGTACCAAATAATAAACAAAAATCTTCTTGATTGATTGTATTATAAACATCTACTGCATATAATGTTTTAGTAGATACTGAACCATAATTTGTAGCATTCAAATTAAAACCATCCTCATATTTCATAGTTAATACAGAAGATGCTTCTGAATAATTTGATTGATTTATTGCAGCTGGCCTAATTGTAAACGAAGGAGAACCTCCTAATGTTGATGATGGTACAGTAAAGTTTGCATTATTAAATGAACACGTATAATTATTAGCAACTGTTGCAACTTTTGATGTATGTAATGTTCCTGCACTGCTAAAACTAAATGTAGCGCTCTCATCTGTTGATTCTACTATATATGTGAATGTGGGTAAATTGACCGTTACGGAATCAATTGCAAATGAACCTAAAGAACTATTTGCAGCAGAACCGGCAAGCCCTCCTAAAGATACTATTTCAGAAACTCTTACTGAGCCGCTAACTGCTCTATATAAATTACCTAATGATAAATTTGTCTTTGGCATATTATTTGGTATTATTCTCCGTTATAAATATCTAAAAGTTTTTGTTTCCATATATCTTTGTTTGAAAAGTATTCAATCATCCATTTTTTAAGTTTTTCAAACTCTCTTTTACGGGTTTCGTAATCATCATTACAAATCGTTTCGTAGGTCTGCTTAAATGTTTCCTTGTCAAACGCTTTGTATTTATAATCAAGTGGTACGTGCCATCTTTCGTGTAGTATTGGAAGTTTACCCCAATCCACTGCTTCAAAAATTCCGTATCCAAATGGTTCATATTCAAAGCAAGAATGAGATATTCCCCAATCAAGTCCGTAGAACCTTTCTTTATATTTGAAATCAAACTTATAAACTTTTGATTTTTCGAATCGGTATCCATATTTGTTTTTATAATATTTGTTGAATGTTTCTGAATTAGTAAAAATGTATCCGCCCAATCCATCCATATATTCAACATTTTTTCTTCCTTCTACTCTAGCGGCATAGCCAATAGTTGTAGATTCTGAAAGTTCTTTATTTTGTTTAAACTCATAGACATTTGGAATGTGATATAAGTTTTCAGTTTCGTATGGGAAATAATATAATCCTACCCATACTTTCTTTTTAATTTTGTTAATTAATTCGTTTTCATATTCCCAATTACCATACCAATGTAGATATTCATCTTTTTTCATTTGTGCCATTAAAGACACTTTAGTCAAATTGTGGAAAACAATTGAATTAATTTTTTCCAAATTTTGATGTATAGCTCTGGTTGGAGTGTAATGACCATGCAATATGTGAATCCTTCTAGCACCATCTAATATTTTTATGATTTCATCTTCAGATGTTTCCCATATATGGTCAATATCAATTAAGAATTCTTCGTAATTTTGTGGTTTATGTCTATGGAAAAGTAGAAGTGGCTTCACATCTAAGTGAGGTGCCACTTCTTTAATCCATTCGGTTACCCATACATCAGCACCGCTGTTGAACCAAGGGCCTCCAGCAGTGGTGTAATAAATATCGTACATTAAATTATAACCCTTTTTGTTTTTTGCATTCAGTTAATCCAATTTTGAGATTTTCTATTTGAATTTGTTGTTCTTTAATTGCTTCAACTAAAAGACCTACCATTTTAGCGTAATCCAATCCCAAATATCCATCTTCTCTTTCTTTAACTACTTCAGGCAATACTTCTTGTACTTCCTGAGCGATAAGACCTGTATTTGGTGATGCTTTAGTTACTTCACTAGCTGAATCATTCCATTCCCACTTAACACCTCTTAATTTTTTAACTTTACCCAATGCATCTTCTATTACAACTACATTATCTTTAAATCTCTTATCTGAAGAATAAAATGCTGTAATATCACCAGTTGCTGATATTGACCCATTAATTGTTAAACCTGCGAAAGTTGGTGATGCTGATGTTGCTACTGATTGTCC